GTGGCGACGACTGTCGTCGATTTCTTGAGTGTGGCCCCGTAGTAGTTACGTCTTATGGCTAGACCAGTAAATCACGACGTTAAGAGGGCTATGGCGGCCACGGGCAAATCCCGTGCGACCGTCTACCTTCAGCGCAAGAAGGCGGAGGCGCAGCCGCTCGTGAAGGCGAGGGGTGGGGGATTGGACGTCGAGATCCAGCGGCTTGAAGATCTAGCGGCCAGCCTTGGGGAGTCAGCCAAGGACGACACGCGGGCGGATCGCTCCGAGCTGATCAGTAACTACACAAAGCTGGTCGAGGCGTTACGCAGAATGAAGGGCGACCGGCCAGATATCGATCAGGCAGAGGGCACGATGGTGCCGGTGGACGAAGCCGACAAAGTGCTGGCCGCAAGGGATAATGCACTTGTCCCGCTACTCAAAGGAATGGCAAAGCGGTTGGCTCCGATTTGTGCCAATCGCCCAGCGGTTGAAGTTGAGGCAGAGGTGGAAAACGAAGTTGGGCAGATTATGCGCCAGGTTGAGGCAGCTCTGTGACCAAGGCTCAAGAGGAGCTACGCCGACGAGCACGGATCCGATGGCACTACGAAAAGCCGCCAGGGGTGATCGAGTGGGCGGAGCGAAATATCCAACTCGATAGCAGGCTGACGGCACGGCCGGGTTTGTATAACACTACGTGGACGCCTTACGTGCGGGGCGTACTGGAAGCACTTGCGGATCCTGGCGTCCATACCGTGACGCTTTGCTGGGGATCCCAGACAGGCAAGACGCTGACGCTTGCTATCTGGCTGGCGTACAGAATCGCCAACGATCCGGCCCCAGCTTTGCTAGTCATGCCGAACGCGGATCTGGCTAGGTCTTACAGCGAGACGCGACTGACTCCGATCTTTGAAAAGTGCAAGCCGGTGAAACGCCTATTTCCGCAGGACATGGACGACTTCAAGATTTTGGAAATGCAATTTGCTACATGCACACTCAGTTTGGTTGGAAGTAACAGTCCGGCCAATCTTAGTTCACGCCCGATTTGCATTTGCGTTTTGGATGAATTGGACTCTTTTGCAGCTCCATCCGAAAAAGATGCGGCCGCATACTCCCTGGCGTTGGAACGGACAAAGGCGTTCCCACAACGTAAGCACGTACTGACGTCTACCCCCACGCTGAACACCGGCGACATCTGGATCAACTATCAGGCTGGAACGCAGGAGACTTTTCACGTGCCTTGCCATGCTTGCGGAGAGTTTCAGGCGATGGAGTTTGGGCAGATCCGCTGGGATGAAACGGCACGATCGGAGGATGGCAAATGGGACATGCGAAAGGTAACGGAGACGGCGGCTTACTACTGCACCAAGTGCGATGCACCGTGGACTGAGCGCAATCGCCGCCAGTCGATCGAGCAGGGCAAATGGGTGGCAGCAAACGCAAACTTGGAGGCCGGGCGTCGATCGTTCCGCTTGCCGAGCTGGTACTCGCCGACAATCACGTTCGCTGATTGCGCCAAGAAATTCCTGACGGAAAAACATTATCTGCACGGGTTGCAAGGGTGGGTCAACGGATGGAGCGCGATGCCGTGGGAAGACCAATTTGATGATAACGAGCTGAATAGCATTCCGCCCGGTGCGTTTGCAAAAAAGCAAGAGTGGGAAACGGATCACATTAAACTAGCGGCGATCGATCGTCAGATAGACGGATACTGGTTTGTGGTGCGTGCGTTTGCCAGGGACGGATCGAGTCGACTAATTGAGGAAGGACACAGGCGAACGATCGAGGACGTGGCGCAAAGCCTACAAGATTTAGGAGTAAAGCCGCGCCATGCCTGTATTGACTCAGGTTACGAAACTCAAGACACGTACCGCATCGCCGCCCGCTACGGTTGGATGGCAATCAAGGGCGAGGAGCGGCCGCACTATCTGATCGAAATAAACGGCACACGCATTAAGAGCGTGCACAGCTCTGAGCAAAATACCGACGCAGGCTGCCGTTTGCTCCTTCTCAGCTCCCCGGCTTGCCAGGATCTGCTGGCTTGGTTGAGACGAGGGCAGGGGCCGCTGTGGGAAGTGGCGCACGACGTTAGCCCGGACTACAAGGAGCACATGGCGAGTCACAGAAAGGCTCATCGAATTAACAGAAAAACGGGCAAAGACGTTTATGAGTGGATTCGGATTAAGTCACGGCAAGACCACTTGTATGACTGTGAAACTTATCTGGCTGGCCTTGCCGTCTACGGAAAGGTGATTGCCGCAGAGGCAACACTTACGCAGGTATGATTGACACGATTTTTGCGGTGTGGAGCGAGGGCTTATTTTTTCCTTTTGGATTCAGGCTGCAAAAGATCCTGTTGCTTTGCGCCTTGCCTTGGAGGCATTGGCCGCAAGTCAGTTTGAATCATACAACAATAACGGACGTTATATGGTGAGCGCATCGGTGGCTGGGAAATCGTTCAGCTATCAATTCCAAAAAGACATGGATCCTACAACTCTAGCCCGGTTGGCTTACGAAGCTTGGCGCAAGGTAAAAGGATTTACTACAAGCGCACAGGTCGAAACATTTTTAACCACGAACACGGGGCAAGTGAGTTACCCGAACTACGGCGTCCAGCAAGTCGTCTACCCCTAATATGCCTCTGGGAAATTGGTTTGGTCGTTTGATTCGGGCAGGTGCCCAGGACTACACAAAGCGGCGCTACATTTACACGCCGCCACAAGACAGCCGGATCGACGTAACAACCGCCAGCCGCACCCAGGTGTTAGGCCTTGCCCGTTACATGTACTACAACAATCCAGTAGTACGCGGGGCGATCGATTGCATGACTCGCAATTCGATTGGCCCTGGCATTAAATGCCAAAGCCGAACAAAGGACGAGGGATGGAACAACGCCACAGAGGAGTGGTTTCACAACTGGTCGCTGGCTTGCGACGTTCGCGGGCTTTTGGATTTTAACACGCTTCAGCAAGTGGCCACACGCACGATGCTGCGCGATAACGAACTCTTTATTTTATTAACCGATAACGGTGATGGCTGGCCAATGTTGCAGCTTATTGAGGCACACCGCTGCTCAACTCCTGCATATATTAACGATCCAAAAGTTATCGACGGCGTGCGGGTCAATGGCAACGGTCGCCCGCTTTCCTATTACATCCGCACAGGAGACGGCGACAAATTCAGCGAGGTGCAGGCCGCCGACGTTATTGTCCTGGCGGAACGCGATCGTGCGGACGAGCTGCGCAGCCTTTCCAGATTGGTAACTTGCCTAAACCTTCTTCAAGATCGCGATGAGATTCTTGAATATGAAACCGGCGCGGCCAAGCGGGTGGGGCAAATCGGATTGGCGCTCGAAGGCGAGGGGAGCACAGGATTTTTCGGTAACGACAGCACAAGCGACGATGGTATTACCACAGATAAAATTCTAGGCGGAGGCGCAATCTGGAACATTCCTCAAGGACGCCGCTTGCGTGAGCTGAAAAACGATCGGCCCAGCCCGAACCTGCAAGACTTCATGGATCAATTTTTACGGGCGGCCGCCACCGGCTTGGGTTTGCCCTACGAGTACCTGTGGAAAGCTGATCTATCCGGGCCATCGCAGAGATTTGTTCTGGCGCAGGCACAAAGGCGCTTTGATGAAATCGCCCAGACCGTCATCACTCAACTCGTCAGCCGGGTGCGGCTGTGGGCACTGGCAAAGGGAATTAAGCGAAAAGATCTGACTGTGCCAAAGGGCATGGATCGCTGGTGGCAAGCGGCCTACCACACGCCAAAGCAGACGACGATCGACGCCGGCCGAGACAGCGCAGCCGATCGTGAGGATCTAAAACTTGGCCTTACCACATACGCCGAGATCTACGCATCCAGGGGTGACGATTGGCAGGAGGCGATCGATCAAAAGATTGCCGAACAAAGCTACATCCGAGCCAAGTGCGCAGAGGCCGGTATCCCTGTTAGCGAGATTCAATTTATCCAGAATCAACAACCCGCTGCTACACCTCCATCCGAACAACCTGCCGACGCTCCGGCTCCCACTACCGAAACGCCAGCTCCTCAGTTGGAGGCAGTTATCCAATCCAAAACTACGCAGGCTGAAATTTTAACTGAAGCGTTTACCATGAAGGACGAGCCAGACTTTAATTTCAGCGACAAAGAGCTGACGATGGTGGCCAAAAGCATTGGTCTAAAAGACAAAAAGACACGTAAAAAGAAAACGAGTTGACGCGGTTTGGCCGATATGGCCGAAAAGAAATTTAAAGGGATTAGCGTCATCACTGCTGGCCCGGCATTAGGGCACGGGATGGTGATCGATGCGGAAACTCTTTCCCAAGTAGTCGAACGTGGAAACGAAGCTGGCCAGGTGAAGGTCTTGTCGGATCACTCTAGCTCAATCTCAAATATCATCGGATATCTTGAAAACTTTAGCTTAGACGGTGATCGTGTTCGTGCTGACCTGACTTTGTTTCAAAGCCACACTGGATTTTCTTACTTTAGCGAGCTGATCAGCACGCTTCCAGGGCAGATCGGATTTTCCATCAGCTTCAGCGGAATTCCCAGATCAGCAGAGGACGGAACCACACTGGCCGACGTTCAAAGCCTCTATTCTGTGGATCTCGTTTTAACGCCCGCTGCAAATCCCACGGGAATTTTTCATGCACTGGTTGACAGCAAAAAAGATGGCATGGATAAAACCACGGCCCCCGAGGTCAAATTAGAAGCGCTGGCAGAAGTCGCGCCCGCAGCACCGGCGGCCCCGGCGCCAGAAGCTCCCGTCATGGAGCCCAATCATAACGATATCCTCAAGGCCATTGCTGAACTTGCTGGCAAAATGGATGCCTTGCTTGCGCTACAACAAGCCGACATCGCTGGCGAACAAGGCGAGGAAGCACCCGAAGCGGAAGCTCCCGCTATGGCCAGCGCCAAGGTTGAGGAAATCAAACTTTCCGAACCTGAAGTCAAGGCCGAGGAACCTAAGGTTGAGGAGGCAGCACCCGCTGTCGAAGCAACCGAAACCAATCTTTCCAAGAATGACGAAGCCGGTGCAAAGGCCGAACTCGCCACTCTCAAAATTGAACTAGAAGCCAGCCGGGGAATCAAACCCTTGGAAACGGCCTCCAATCAACCCATTTCTCGCGACGAAATCCTCAAGGCTTTCAACGCAGAAAAAGATCCCCGTCGGGCGGCGGAGATTTTCAAACAACTGAAGTTCGCCCGCAAATAACAAAGGACACAAACCACCATGGCAAATACACTCGGATCAGTCTCGAATGGAAAAGCCATCGCCCAGCGCGCGCTCAGCATTCTGGTCGATCGCTTTCCTTTCTTAACGCAGGGCGTCACCGATTTTTCGGACGTTCCCGCACGCAAAGGTGACGTCATCACCACCCACCTCGTCAGCGTTGGCACCGCCTCCGCTTACGACACCACCAACGGCTACGTATCCAACGATCGGACTCAGACCGACAAGACCATCAGCTTGTCCAACCTGATCCACTCGACCATCGCCATCCGCGACGACGAGAAAGCCAGCTCGCAGATCAATTTGATCGAGCGTTTTGCTGCTTCCGCCGCCTACGCGGTTGGAAAAAGCATGGTTGATTCCGTGCTTGCCAACATCACCAGCGGCAACTTTACCAGCACGCTGACTGTGGCGGCCGGTGCGTTGACCTATCGCGGTGTGACCAGCTTGGGCTACACCCTCGACAACAGCAAGGTGCCTAGCGTGAATCGGTTTGCCGTGGTGTCCCCGGACAACTACGCCAGCCTGTTGAACGATTCGTCCATCGTGGCGAACGCTCAGCTGAACGCAGACAAGATCGGCACGGGCAAAATCGGTCTGGTGAACAACATCAACGTGTTCAACTACACGGCGCTCCCCAGCGCAGTTTCCAAAGGCTTCGCAGCCCAACAGGAAGCGCTCTTGGTGGCGGCTCGCTTGCCTGAAGTTCCTGAGAACTTCCCTGGCTTGGTCGAGAACGTGACCGAACCCGAATCCGGACTCAGCATGCAGATGCGCGAATGGTTCAACCCGAATCTCGGGCAGACCTTCCGCAGCTACATCGTTCTGTTTGGAACGGGAGTTGGATCGGGATCCAGCCTAGTTCGCTTGGTCTAAAGACTAAGATTATCGGTGGGCCGGTCGCATCGGGGGGTGCGGCCGGCCACCACCTAAAAGATGAAACCCCCACTCGTCTCAATCGCCCTTATCGCCGGCCCCGGCGAAGGGGCGATTTTGCGTAGACTAATCGAGTCATCCCGTGGCCTGTGGGATCAGGTAGTAGTCGTGCCGGCAGTAGGCGCAAACGATGCGCACAGTGTGCGCCAATACGCTCAGGAAGCCGCTGGCGAGGCTTTAGTGTGCGAGGAGTACCGCAATAGCCCTGAATTTAAGGATTGGCCTCATATCGATAATTTTGCAGCCGCTAGGAACAAGGCTTTCAGCCTAGCAACGGGTAAGTATGTGATCTGGGCAGATTGCGACGACATCTTTGAGCCAGGCCAGGCAGAGGCTCATCGGCAAGCCATTATGGATCGGGAGGCAGGCAAGACGGAGTGGGATATCTTGGTTACCATTTATGACGTTCAAAACTCTGGAATGCGCAACAACAAACGCGAACGGATATTCCGCAGGATGGACGACGGCAGATTACCAGCTCATTGGGAACGGCAGATCCACGAAAGAGTCACGCCCGTAAAAGACACAAAGATCGGCGTGGCAGAACACCTGAAAATCCTGCATGCGCCAAACGGGCCAAAGATATCCAGCGCAGATCGCAACAAGCGGATCATCGCCAGCCGGATCAATGGAATCGGCATGGAGTGGTACTACTTGGCGCAAGAACATTTCCTTAAGAACGAATATCAGCAAGCCATCGGGCCTTGCCTGTTGGCGTTAGAACATTCGGATCTCGGCCCAGCCGAGCGATATCAGCTCCACACGCAGGCATCTATGATGCTGTTGGAACGTGCAAAACGATTAGAACATATTGGAAAGGCGATCACTCTTTGCCCGCTACGTCGTGAGGCGTACGGATTACTAGCCGCTGACAGAATGGATCACGACGACTTCACCACTGCATTTCACATTTTAAAAACAGTGGATTCGATGCCGAATACAGCGGATTGGAATCAGGAAAATCGTTGGTACAAGCACCTACCGCGACATCTCATGGCTCAATGTTTGCGGGCGAATAAACAAAACGCAGAGGCAGACGCTTTGATAAAACAAGGATTCCGAGCAGCCTGGGGAAAAATCACCGTCATTCATATCGGAGATCCAGAGCAGTGCATGCGATCTGTAGCAGTTTATACGGACACGGCGGACAATCCGAACGCCATCCAACACATGCTAGTAACGCAACGCGGCAACAAACAGGCTGATCGGCATTGTATTGTTCAATCTGCGGATGAGGCCATCAGCGCAGCCGCCGGAGATATTCTTTTAACTGTGACAGCGAAAGAAGGTCAGATGCCCGGCTTGCGATGGGATCTGGATCTGATTGAAAATGGCGCAATCCCAGCGGGAGCAGAACGCTTGCCAGATCCGATCGATCGAGCAGGCAACGTCATCGTCGGCCTTACCACCACGCCGATCAGGATCGGTAAAATCATGCCCACGATTCAAAGCCTGCTGAATCAATCACGTCCGGCAGATCAGATCATTCTCTCTGTGCCTGAGAAGTTGGCACGGACGGGGGAGCGTTTTGGGGATATTCCAAAAGAGCTACAGGCGCTTGCCGATGCTGGTAAATTGCAAATTTACCGAACTAAGGACTACGGCCCGGCCACAAAGTTTATCGGCCCGCTGGAAGTGGGCGGGGATCCGGACGACAAGATTTGCTGGCTAGACGACGATATCCTCTACAGCCCACGCCTTTTGCAGACCCTCGCCGAAGAACTAAATACAAGACCCAAAACGGCGCTAGGTGTCTGCGGATTTTTTATGACGGGATCCACCGGCTACGCCATCGCCCCGGATCACGGTGGCCACGCCGAGATTCTGGAAGGTTTCGGCGGCGTGATGTGTCGGCGATCGGACATGCCCAAGGCCGATCTGTGGCCAGCCGTCCCAGCCAGTCAATTTGCCGGACTGTCTACCCTGGATCGTGCCAGGTTCCTTGCTGACGATTACATGATGAGCACGGAACTGCGGAAAGCTGGCACTGCCACTCTTGTCTGCAACACGCCTGATTTGAATCGCGGAAACTCCCTCAAGATTAGGCCGGAAGGGCTAGGCGCTGACGCCTTGCAAAATAACAAGGGCACAGGCGGGAACCTTGCGGCCTACGCTTTGCTCAAGGCAAATGGATAAAACGCTGACCATATCCGGCTATAAGCGGCCGGATTACTTTGCTCAGGTATTAAAGGCGTTGGCTTGGTGTGATGGCGTGGGCGAGTACGAGATTACCGCTATTCTGGATCCGTCCGACAAGACGGCAGAACTTTCCGAGATTGCAAAAGGCAGCGGTATCCGCGTTCACATTCCAGATCATCATCTAGGATGCGGATCCGCAATTAGGTACGCGATGACGTACGGTTTTAAAAAATCGGATTATCACATCCACCTCGAGGACGACACTGTTCCAAGCCCGGACTGCTTGCGTTGGTTTGAGTGGGCGGCACAAAACGCCGGCCCAAAAGTGCTAACTGTATCTGCATACAATCAACACGGCGGAGACGCCGAGAACGACGCCTGCGGGTTCAGAGACTGGTTCACGCCATGGGGGTGGGCAACTTGGCGCGATCGATTTGAAAGGTATTTAAATCCAGCTTGGGATCCTAGCTTCTGGGACGGATCCGTTCAGCGGGTGCGTGAACGGACGGGAATGGGTGAACTATTCCCGCACGTCAGCCGGATCCAAAACATCGGCGCGGAACGTGGCACGTTTTGTCCTGGGCCCGAATTTCATAAGGAACATCAGCACGCGACACGTGTGGCAACGGATAAGGAAACAAAATGGAAAAGCTGCAACACCTAGACATAGGCAGAGAAGATTGGTTCAGCTTTGCAGATCTTTATCGGCGCTTAGTGGCCGATTGTCCGATGGATGGAAAGATCGTGGAAGTGGGAAGCTGGAAAGGGAAATCTACTGCGTTTCTGTTGGTCGAGGCTTGGAACAAATCGCCTAGGATCGAGATTTACGCTGTCGACACTTGGCTGGGTAGCGAGGAACACGCGGACGATGAGTGCATCAAAAACGGAACGCTGTACGATGAATTTCTGGCAAACGTAAAGCCAGTCTCTCGGCAACTTGTTCCTTTACGAATGACTAGCCTGAAAGGAGCCAACTTTTTCCCAGATGATTGTCTGGATGCAGTTTTTATTGATGCCGCTCACGACTACGAAAACGTGAAAGCCGATATCGCGGCTTGGCTGCCAAAGGTAAAGCGGGGTGGGGTGATTGCTGGGCACGACTACATGTGTGGTTGGCCAGGGGTGGATCAAGCCGTGGCAGAGGCTTTTAACTGCGTTGATTTTCAAAATAACTGCTGGGTGAAAGTTTTGACATAAGAGAGACGACGTGACCGAGCTGGAACAACTTATGACCAGCGGCCTTTCTGAAGCGATTGCTGCCGCGCCCGTGACCGCATCTTTTAGCGGCACAGTCGTCACTGGTTTTTATACATCCAACGAACAGACGGGTCAGCTTGGCTACGGTGGCATGATCGATCCACAAGGCAGCGAATTTGTTTATGTAAGCGCAGGCGTCACAACGCCTAGCCTAATGAGCGTGATCACGGTGGCCGGTACTCGCAAACGGGTGGCCGGGATCAATACAGACAGCGGCACGACAAGCCTTACGCTGAACACCCCGGAGGATGTAAGAAAATGAGCTTACGCCTAGATTTTGAAAATGCGCTGACGAGCTATTTAACCACCGTCAGCCCGTCCAAGCCTACCGGCCTTAACATTCAGGCCGGGCATCGGATCGATGATCTACAGGTACCAGCTCTGATCATCCATGCTGAGACGGCTGAGCCAGCGGAGCAGGGAATTCAAAGCACTACTCGCAAGATTACAATCGAAGCTACAGTTTTAACGCCGATGCAAGAGACGGGAACAGTAGCCAGTCATAATGCTTTTTTTAAATGGACGGAAGCTAGGCTGAAAAATAAGGATGCAATGGTATCCGCTATTACGTCTGGCATGACTTTGCTTGGATCTTACATCACGGCAGAAAAGAGCGCCGGGAATGATCAGGCCATGGGCGATACCGTCACGGCCGTCTTTTGGGTAAATCCTGCTTGATTAACTAAATCGCCGCGTCATAGCATAGCTGCATGACGCAGAGGGTGCAGATCGAAAGTGGATGGCCTAAGAAACTAAAAATCATTGGTGGGGTTGTTTGCCTGGTTGGATTGATTTTGACTATGATTTGGCCTATTTGCGTTTTGTTTTTTTTAGCCGGCCTTTTTGCATTTATTGCTGGCCGCTTCTGCGAATAGCAATCGGTTGACAGCCTACGCACACGCGTATGGCTTACACTTACGGAACACCCGCTAGCACGACATTATCGGAAACGGTATCTACCAGTTTTGAAAGGGCTTTTATTCAGGGCGCAGATGGCTCCATGAAAGCGCAGTTCAAAAAGTATGCGCAAGGCGAGGCAAAAACCGAAACTTACACAACGACCTTGCCCACGCTTGCTACTGGAACGCTAACGAACGGATCCATCACGGCTTACGAATACAAGGAAAGCAACACAGATCAGCCTCGCGTCACACAGACAACGATGGCTTGGTCGACAATCCCTTAAGGAAATTTTATGGCTATTGGAACAACAGTATCAATTTCTGGCCTTGAGCTGACGAGCGTGGGGATCTCCGGATCCGTGGATACTTTGATCACGCCTAGCGGCACGGCCAACACTGTTCCCCCGGTAAAAGAAGGCTACAACCCAAAATACGAGCTTTCCGCAGAGGGTATTGATGATGGTTACACCGCGACAGGAACCGTGACTGCAAAGGGTTTGACCTTTCAAGTAACCAGCGTCGAGCGCAAGCGCACCCTAGGCGACGTTACAAAAGTTTCTATTCGCGGCACTTCTTACCCTGGCGTTTCTTAATTTGTAGGCCGGGGCGACCATGAGCCTCGACCGTCTGTTTGCTGAAAGCGTGGTCAATCGCGAGAATCACGTAATACTAAAAAGAAAATTAAAGCCGCTGTGCCTCTGGCACGCTGTTCTACTGGAACTGATCGATAGTCCGCTATGGCACGGAAAAAGCGGCGTCACCATGACGGATCTACGCTTAGCCGTGGCTATTTGCGGGGATTCCTTCCCGCGCTACGTCATTCCATCCGGCTGGCAGCTTGTTCTGTGGGCTTTCCGCACCAGGAAACACAAGCTAGCGATTGAGGCCGCAAAATTTTCAGCCTACATCCGCGACTTTCACGCACCGCCGATGCTGTGGGCTAAGGAAGAAGAGACGACCAAGGCAGATAAGTTATGTGCTTTACCGCAGCCGCTGGACGTTGCCGCCTGGCTTATTCGCCACAACTTTAGCGAGGAGCGTGCTTGGAGCATGCCCATTGGGTTGGCTCATTGGTACTACGTGGCCCTGGCAAAGCATCGCGGGGCAGAGATCGATCTAGTCAGTCCGGCCGAGCAGATTGCTATTGATAAGATTAAAGCAAAAAGAGCTGGCAGCCTTGTGGGGCAGGCGGGGTGATATGGCCAACACAATACAAATCAAAATGCAGGATGTGCGATTCAGGCAAAAACTATCCAACTACTACCGAGATCATCTCGTATCCTCAGCAAAAATTCTTCGTTCTCAGGCAAGGCTGCTTGCTGAAAATTTGGCATTTCAAACTCAGCCCTTTGGGAAAGATCAGAAGGCAAAGCAAATGGGAGAGATGGCCGTGGAAAGAGACATCAGAAAAGTCTACCGAAGCGCTGGCGAAATCGGTCTTTCTGATGCCCTGTCGTATTCAATTAAACACGCAACCAGAGGCCAAGAAAAAAACAAAAGTCAGAACCCGGATAACATGGCTCGCGCTTTTGTCTTTCTGATAAGTAAGGGGAAATACGGTGAGGCTCAAAAACTTCTCAAAAGAGTAGGAGTCAGCGAACAGGAAATTACGCAAATCCCGATTGGGAAAATGGACGGCGGAAAAGCGCATCAATCCGCCAGGCATGGAAGCAGAAAACAAGTATCCAGAAATCAGCTCCCGCTTAGAATTGTATCAGACGGGCAGATTAAAACGTACATAAACAAAATAAGAAGAAACGTGGGTATAGCAAAGGCCGGCTGGGCGGCTTGCTCAAGGATCATTGGCGGCACTCGTGGGATCCCCCAGTGGGTGACGCGTAACATTGGGAAGGCAGGCGGAGGATCTGTCATTGATTCGTCAATGGACAAGAACAGGCCACGGGTTCTTTTGCAGAATCATGTTCCCTGGATTGATCAATGTTTGAGCACATCGCAACTTGCGCGAGCTGTTCGGATTCAACATGAAAAGATGGTCAAAGCGATTGACAAAAGCCTGCGGGCAGAGGCCAAGGCAATAGGATTTTAACATGGCAGACCTACAAGCAAGCATAGGGTTAAACAGGAGCGACTTTGAGGCCGGATTGTCCTCACTCAAAAGCCAAGTTTCCAATTTCTCGTCCGAAATAAAGGGAATTCTGGCCGGAGGATTTGCCGCTGGATCCATATTTGAAGGGCTAAAGGGAGCGATTGAAAAGGGCGGCATGCTTGGCGACCTAGCTGAAAAGTTTGGCATAGCCGGCAGCTCTTTACAGAAGCTCGGCAATTCAGCCAGCCTGTCCGGATCCTCTGTTGAAGACGTCGCTGCCGCCATGAACAAGGCTGCCATTAAGGCGCAAGAGGCCGTTGGAGGAAACGAAGCCTTGCAGGCCAGCTTTGCAAAAATTGGATTAACAGTTGCTAATTTGGCGTCTGCCAGCCCGGAACAGATTATGATGGCCTTTGCGGATGCCATGGCCAACGGGTCAATTAAAGGACAAGAGTTTTCCCTCGCGGTGGATCTCATGGGCAAAAGCGCCACAAATCTGCTGCCTATGCTTTCGCAGGGATCGGCCGCTATCAACGCACAGGGCGAGTCCATGGGCGTCTGGTCGAACGAAACGATTGCCAATCTCAAGGCGGCGGATGATCAAATAAAACAACTTCAAAACACTTTTACAATGGTTTTTGGAGGTGTGGCTCAAATTATTAACCCAGCCATCAATGCATATCAAAAGTTTGTTGAGGTTTTGATTCTTTCAGGAGTTGCTGCCAAAGAAGCTATTTCCGGTAATTTTTCAGGTGCCAAAGATCTGATAAAACAAATCAATAATGTCATAGACGAAAATAGAAGCGCAAAACCTCTCGGCGCTGGCGGCCCTAAAACAATTGGCGGGCAAACGGATGCCGAATCTACCAAAGCCGCTGTCGATGCCGAAAAGAAGAAGCAGGATGAAATGCAGAAAACAATGGATCTCTATCGCCAGGCGGATGAAATTCACCGACGCCAGATGCTGAATGCTATGTCTGACGAAGACAAGCTGCAGACACTTATGCAGGAACGTGCTGATTTACAAAAGAAGATCAATCAAACGCCTGAAGGAGTTGATCGGGCCAAGATGGTCGTCGATCAAGCCAAGCTGGATGCAGAGATTGGCCCATTACAGACAAAAGTTCAGGCTGACGTGATGAAAAACATGATCGGCGAAGATAAGACAAAACCCGCAAGCACTCGAACTGAGCCGATGCTAATCTTGGCCGATAGCCTGCAAAAAGTGGGCGGCGGCGGGGGTGTTGCAAGGATAGGCGGCACGGAAACAATTCAAAAAGATCAACTCAACACATTGAAATCCATTGACAAGGGAATCACAAAATTGACTCAAACCTCGTCTAACACCCAGGGAGCGCAATAATGCCTTACTACGAACAGCCCGGCCGCACGACTTCCATCGATAAAGACGGAAAAACAACCACAACAATTACGTTTATCGGTACAGAGGAGGCGCCCAGACCGACCGACCTTACAGGCACTTTAAAGAATAAAAGTGTTACAAGATCAGAGGCTGGCCAGATCCGCACTCAGTATCAGATAGAACTAGACTCCTCCACCGGGGGCACAAATACGCCTACCACGTATGAGTTTGTGGCATCGGTAAGAACAGTGCCGATTGAGGCGCATCCCAACTTTAGCGATGATTATCTTTCTGCTGCTGATAAAAAACTAATTAAGGACGCGGTAAATGTTCCAGATCGATCCCCAGACTTTGACAATACAAAAGACAGAAAAAGAGCTATATCTTTGTACGGATATTTGATTGATGGAGTCGAATCGTACTATGTTCCATCAATTATTGTGCGAAAAACTTATCAGGCATCCAGCCCGCCAAATTCCCAAAAAATAGGCAAAATCGCCAGCCCAGGCGTTTTTGTGCCAGGAACACCAAACGGGGCGACCTTTCTTTTGATTAACGTTTCTGCAAGAGGATCCGCCGGATCTTACACAATCACGGAGGAGTACGAGATGAGCGGTGATGGAGGCTGGGACACGTTTCTTTATAAATAGAAACTTTGACAAGGAGCGAGGATAGACAATGAAATCCCTTTACGTTGACCTGGATAATAACAAGCTGCTTGCGGGGTCACTGAATCCTTTAATTGCCAGCCAGCAGGTTTTTTACTCTGGCAACACGGAAACTATAAGCGTGGATTTTGTGAAAAGGGACACCAACTCAAATCTGCTAAACTATGCTCCCGCAACTGCAACGACCATTTCAATGGTAGTAGGGATACCCGGATCCGTTGTCAGCATTCCAGCCATGACTAGATCCACACAGGCGGGGATTACGGGAACAGCGACTGCATCTCTTTACAGTGCTATTACTGCTACTGGAACTGCGTCTAAATATAGCGGAGTTACCGCCACAGTTACGGCGTCGCTTTACGGCAATATCACAGCCCTAGCATCGGCAACGATTACTAGAGGAACGGCCTGCACGTTGTCGCTTTCGGTTGCTTCAGTTATTTATCCTTTGCTACAAGTTCGGGCTGTTTCAGATGGGCAGAATGTTGCGGCTTCAACGACAACAGTGGCTACTTTCAGCCCCAAGTTTGGAAACGCTACAACAATTGGAACTTCTTATATAGAGATTATTTCAGATGGTCAGAATCTCTGGGGATCTCCGTTGGTTTATCAAACATGTGTTACGGGCGGTTCGGGTATTGGTATTTATTACGCCACCGCAAACGTTTCGGAACATTTTGCGTTTTCAAATGGAAAACTTGTTTCAGTAAGCCCCAGCGCTTTAGATCCGGTTGAAGGGTATGCAGTAAAAAGTTTCTCTTTTGTTGCCGATCCTGATTACGTCTATTCAGCCAATTCTGTCACCGTCGCCTCAGGTGGAACTGGATTCCCTGATGGCGTCGATATTCCTTTTACTATTCCATCTGATGAAACGGGAGACGGAAGGCCATGTACAGGCGTTATGCGTGCAGTTGGTGGCGTTATTGTTACCGCATCTATCGTTTCACATGGGTCAAGATTTACATCCTCAATTACAAACGGCAAAAGCTACGCAATCACGCCAGCTTATAAGATTCAAAGCATTAGCGTCACATGCGCGGGAGCCGGTTATTACGATTCTATCCCTTCTATTAGCATCGACAGTGCTTACTATGACAGCACCGTAGGCGGGGCATCGCAGGCGGCCGCCACTGTGATTACAACAGCTTCGGGCGGCATTTCCGTCATCCTGACTTCATCTGGCTACGGATATACAGCCACGCCTGAAATCGCAATTCAACCGGCCCGGCTGTCGGACGGATTAAGATTCGCCACCCTTACAAATACGCCAACTGGATATGCGGACGGGATTTATTCATGCACTGTGGCAGCACCAACTACAGGCGCAAAAGCTGAAATCAACATGACTGTCGCAAATGGACTAGCTTCTTTTTCAGTTATAAACTCAGGATCTGGCTATACTGTGGCGCCTGCCGTAACTTGCCCGGCGCCTAACCTAACCAATTCACTGCAAAAAATCACAATTACGTGCGCTGGGATTGGATATACCACTGAACCCACGGTCACCGTTTATGGAGTTGGATCCGGCGCTACCGCTACGGCCACCTTGGCGGCCGATGGATCTGTTTCTGCAGTTCAGATAACATCAGCAGGAAGTAATTATACGGGGACAGTTACTGTCGGATTTTCAAAACCAGACAATCTTGGGATAATTGAGTCGATTTCCATCGTCACATCAGGCACGAACTACAACACAGCGCCTGCCATCTCTTTCAGTGGAGGCGGGGGATCCGGGGCCGTCGCCACTGCCTCTGTCTTGAATGGTGGAATTTACTCGATTGAGCTAACAAATGCAGGATCAGGCTATGTTACAGCACCGGCCGTGACTCTGGATGCCAGCCCATCTCGCACAATCTTTTCTGGCGTTCTTGCTGTCACGACGGCCTTTGTAAATTCAATCCTGCCATCTACTGCCGTCACCATGCAAATTAGCGGCGCTTCCACCATTGGCACTAGCACTTACCTTCAATTACAAGCTGCGGTAGCCGCGACAATCTAAAATGGCATCGGATAGGCCGGACAGCTTTCAGTGCGGGTCGTTTGAGGTAGCGCAAAATCCAAACGTCACACAATTTGTAGAAAAGCTAAACCGCTTGCGGGAGGCCGTGGATCAATGCCGTATTCAGCCAGGAGTAGGATATACCCTTACGCGATCAGGCGGAGGTACATCATTAACAATTAAGACCGGCTCAGGAGCACTCGGGGCAGATCTTTATCCATTCAAAATAAAAATAAGGCAAAAAGATAAAAAATATCAATTTTACATTTCTTCAGGCTATGTTGGGAGCAATTTGGTAATCGTAAAAAATCAAGAATCGTGGGTGAAGTTTGAGCCTCCATCAACAATCTACCTAGAAGCAAAAATTGTTGACCTCAAAATTACTGAGCTTGAGTTTAAAACAAAAAAATACAGTGAAGCCTTGGAGCCAGTAGAAATTAACGAAAAACAGACAGCGTCAAGAATTATAATCGGATTTTACCACGACCCAGATGGCGAAAAAAACTATCAATTAATTCAGAATGTAAAAACAAATATATTGGTAAAGCTAAAGTGCTCGGACGGTTATCCAGCACTGATAATGACTCAGGAAATGTAACCTATGCTCTACGAGGCCGATTGTCATACCCTAAAAACAGATCAAAAAACAGACATAAAAATAGATGACTACTTTCTGTGGAAAGAGCGATCCTTATTTGATTTTAAAGCCAGTTTTCAGGGGCAAAGCATTACAACAGTTGTCTACGGAATGGATGACGTGGAGACGATAACTCAGTCAACAACTTATAATTTTATATCCGCTGATGTAATCAATAACGACCGTGAAAACAAATTCCCCACCGTAAAAACAGATGGCACATATAAAATTGAAAAATCCAATTCTTTTAACCCGCCTGGGCTTTACGGTAAAATTCCAGATTCAGAACTAATAAAGATTAGGCATAACCTATGCTTTAATTGCAAATTCAGCGCATGGTTTATTTTACGCAGAACAAAAACAAATCATTTGGTAGTTGTTAGAACTGCTGGAGATCCAAAAACTCCAAAAAAACCTGACGATTCTTATGACACATGGAATGTTGTTCGCGGGCCTGACTTATTTTACTACGACGACGCCGGTGAGGGGATTTATGGTTATTTAGTAACCTATGGCCAACGGACTACCCGTAGTTCCTCAATTGAAATTGGCCCTGGATACATAGATCCAAAAACAAGAAACGTAGGGGGTGTTTTTAATTTTAACGGATGGGCGACCCTATCGCAGAATGAGGCCAACGCTAAAATAAAGATTGGAAGTTCACAATTTAATGGCCTTATCGCAGATCTTGAGGATGGGATTGAGGCCAATATCGAGTGGCCTATTAAGACAAAGCGCGATCTTTGACATTAAGTCATCCAAGATTCACATGTCGGCCTCTTATAACATCACCATCGAGCAGGGAACAGATTGGACTCGCGATCTATTCCTCACTACCGCCACCCAGGGTTATATAAACCTTACTGGTCGAACATTCACCGCCCAGATCCGCCAGATGCCAGGGGGTACAGTAGTGACGCAGATTGCCACTAGCGTAATATCAGTGGCCGGTGGGCAACTCCGGCTTACCGTAACATCAGCCGCCAGTCTGCTCGTGCCTACCAGCGGGGCTAAGTATGACCTAGTTCAGGTCACTAGCGCAGGGATTGCGACCAGGCTGCTGGAAGGTGCTGTGACATTAAGCCCACGAATAACAATACCATGAGCGATATTTATCTACAGATTACAGAGACACCCACCGTAGTCACACTATCCGCACCCGTTGTGTCAGGGGCGTTGGCATCTACCGTCACCGTGGCTAACACAGTCACCGTAGCGCTGGACGCAAACAGCCTGAGTGCGTTGGAGAACGTGACCGTAACAGTCGGTGCAGCAATCACTGGCACAGTCACAGTTTCCAATTTTCCAGCCACGCAAGCCGTTTCTCTCTCATCCGTCCCCACTCATGGCGTTACGCTGGCCAGCACAACTGTTACTGTCAGCTCGCTCCCCGCCATCTCTGGCACGGTGACGGCGAATCTCAATCTGCCAACTTTTGCTGGTGGTGATGGAGATATCTTAACTGCCGCCGTCCAGATTGGATATTATGACGATAATTTTGGTGAGTTTAGGGCGGTAAATTCATTAAATAGCCCACTTCCAGTTGTGGTTGGAAATCTTGTTGAAGTGGCTCTCAGATCCACCTCTTCGCTTCCCGCTGGCACAAACAGAATTGGAGTGGTTACGATTGGGGCAGGCACAGTCACCATCGGAGCAGGAACGGCACAGATTGGAAGCGTCACAGCGAGCATATCTAACTTCCCAGCCACGCAGGCTGTTTCACTAACTACGCTACCAGCGTTAGTCGCAGGCACGGCACAGATTGGGTCTGTTACCGCATCAATTTCTAACACGGTCACCGCATCAATTAGCGGGACTGTTCCGGTCAGCATCTCCTCCGTTACGGTAGGTAACAGCGTCACCATCGGCTCGCTTCCAGCTTTGGCGGCTGGCACAGCTCAGATTGGTTCAGTTACAGCATCAATTTCTGCAAATCCATCGGGAGCATTAACGACTCGCTTTGGTTCTGTAACAACTGCAAATACGGCACAGATTACCACCGCAGTCACCAACACCTCCCGCAAATATCTTTTTGCTCAAAATATTTCAATCGGAAGCGTGACCATGGGCATCGGTTTTTCTCCA